GCTTCAAACTTGTTGCGTTCTAGTATGGGTTGAACATCCTGGACATCTTCAAAATGGTATTTGTTTTCTGACTCGTCAATGTGCATTTTTGTTTTAATAACATTGGTGTCATTAGGATTATCAATCCAAAGTTTTTTAGACATTATTTTTTCTTTTTACTTTTCTTTGATTTCTTTTTATCTTCATTAAATACTGGAGATTTTTTCATTTTCTTTTTTGCTCTTTTTTTCATTCCACGCATTGTTTTTTCCTCTAGTTAAAAATTAAAAAGGAGGGGTATTAATCCCCTCCTAATCCTTAAACTACAAATAATTATGCAGTTAAGTTGAAAATTCCATAGTTTGCATTTGGAGATCGTGCTGCAAGAGTCCATTCACACAATAATAATTTCTTATCATTATCTCCAGAAGATGCTAGATCTTTAGTTTGGAATGGTCTTAGGTAAGATACTTCCCACTTATCCATTTCCAAAATATCAACTCTGTTCGCTTGTTGATGTCTATCTGGTACGAAAGATACTTCGCCAAAGTCAGATACATATACATCGACAGCACCAATAACAGTTTTGTCATCAGCATTTTTGTATAGAGTTGCTACACCAGAAAAAGCAGATGCTAATTGCTTGTGAGAAGCAGACATTAATACAACGTCTGGATTTCCACCAAGTTCATAACATTTTTTTAAACCTGCTTTTAGTAGTGCTTCTGTGAAAGTTCTATTTGTTCCACCTGCAATTGCAGTTGCACCAGTTCCGGCAGGGGAAGCTGATGGACTACCATTGGTTGAAAAGTTACCTGCACTTGAAGCAGTACCTGCAATGTTTCCACCATACCAAGTACCAACAGATGCACTCTCTCTTGCAGTACCAGAAGATCCTGCTGCTTTAGCATTCTCTACTCCGATATTTGCAAATTCGATATCTCTCTTCAACTCTTTACCAAGTTTTGCTAATTGGTAAGCAAGTTCGTCTCCTCGACCTGCATTTGTTACTGCTTGGTCAGAGCCAGACACACCTACTGTTTTAGCAGAGATTTGTGTATAGTTGTTTAGTCTTGTTGTTGCAGCTCTGCTACCTAGTGTGTAGTCATCGCCTTCTTTTTGTGCATTTGCTGCTGCATTTGCTAATCCATCTGTTTGCCACTCGTGTAAAGTTTGAGCCGCAGTTCCAGATGCTGCGTTAGATATAAAAGGTGTTTCAGTTGGTGCTATATTGTAAATAACATCAGCTAGATCTTCTCTTATACCAACACGATCAAAAGTTTCTACTGTATTTGTAGGTACAGCCATAATTAACTCCTATTCGTTTAGGATCATTTCTTTTAACACCGATTGTGCGTCACGAAGTGATCCAGATTTTTTCAGTTTATTCATTCTGCGATCATAACGTTGTTTGTCATCGGAACTTTGGGTTACATTGGATGCGTTGGAACGAACAATGCGAGGTGCTTTTTTAACTTTATTTTGATTTAACTTTGTTTTACGAAGTTGATTATACTTGTAAGCATCAGCTAATAATAAAACTGCACGATGATCTACCATCATAGCAATTTCTTGGTCAGTATAACCACTCTCTTTTGCAAAACTTGTTAAGTTTTTAATAAACTCTGCACCTTTTTCTTTGTCTTTGTAAACTGGTAACTTTTCAGACAAGATTTGACGTTCTTTAGCAATGTACTCGTCATAAACTTTTTTTTGCTCTTGTTGTTGCTCTTGAATGATACGTTGTTGTTCTTGCTGTGCAAGTTGCAACATTTCTTTACGTTTATCGGACTCTGCTTTTTTGCGAACATACTCAGCAGGATCTGTTTCGTATAGTGTTTCCCAATCCACTTGTTCTTCTTTACCCAATTGTGACTGTATTTGTTCCAATTGTTGTGCGTATTGATTGCGAGAATTTTTGACTGCGTCTAACTCTTTCGCTAGGTTATCTTGTAAAGACTCTATGTCTTTACGTTTATCACTTAACTCCATTGTTTTTTTGGTATAGTCTGACTCCCTAGAGTAGCCTTTTCTTAATTCATCGAGGGTAACTTCTTGTCGTTCTCCATTAATGGTAACTTCATAAAGTGTCTCTTCATTTTCAGAAGTGGCTTCTATGTTATCTACTACTTCATCATCTAAATCTTCTGGTGTAAGTTCAGTAGTATCTTGTTCAAGATTACTTTCCTCAACCTCTGTTTCAGATGTTTGATGCTCTTCGTTCCTTGCAGTCTCGTTGTTTAAAAGGGTAGCGAAAGCATCTGCTGTTTCTTGCGTTGTATAAGTTGGTTTAGAAACAACAGATTCCTGTGAAGGCGTGTCTGCCATTTTATTTCTCCTTATTTGTTAATCTGTTTACTTGCTAGTTTGCCAGTTTCCATTACAGATTGTAGTTGCACCAAAAGGACATTTAACATTTTTTTCATCATGTAAATTCTTTCTCTTCCTTCTGTGTCTCTTACAGGAGAGTTAATCCATTCTTGGTCTAACTCTGCTGAAACTTTTTGTATAGCTTCCACAAATATTTCATCTTCTAATATTTGCTTTGCTCTATGACCTCGTTGTTGTTCTTTTTCTAAATCCATTATCTGTTATTTATATTTGGGTTTCTTCTATAATTTCCATCTGATTTTCTGCTATTAGATGTGTAATTTGATGGTGTTGATTGATTTAGACCAAATCTTTCAAATGGATTAACACTTGTTGCTCCAGATTTTTCTGCATCTTCTATAACTTGTTGCTCTGTCATTGCTCTTGCGTAGTTTTGTTGATCGTTAGTTCTATCTCTTTCATTCTTAGCATCTATTTGATAATTAATTTCACTTTCATCAAATTGTTGATCTCCTGTCATTAATTTATTAGCTGCTTGTGAGTTATCAATTATTTGCATAGGATTTTGTAAATTATAAACTGGCTCTCCATCTTTATTGTTTGTGAAGCTATATCCAAGTTCATTTAATTTTTCTCGCATGAAATCGTTTCTTAATTGTCTGTTATTTCCAAATAATTTATCTATTCCCATTGTAAATAATCCAAAATTTGCAGGATCATTTAAAGTATATTGACCATTTTTGCCTGTCATGTAAGCACCTGCACCAGTAAGATAATTTAAAAATTCATAATCATCCATTTTTTTCATATCATCAATAGAGTAATATTCTCTAGGAGGAGCATCTGGATTATCATCTCGTTGTTCATCATAAGCTGATTGACCAAATTGTTCTATTGGTTGGCATATACCATCGACTAACATATAACCTGGAGGACAAGGATCTACCGGTGCATCAGTTGGTGGTGTCGTATCTAGTAAAGGATTTGGGTATAACGCATCTGATGGTAAACCTTGTTCAGTTCGTAAATCAAAGTTAGGATTACGAAATACATCTGTTGATGGTGTTTTTGGTGTGTTTAAATGCTCAGTAATAATATCTTGAGCAGTTTTAGACATACCAAAAGGTACAAACTCATTCATTAGTTCAATCCTTGTTGTAAAATTTTAGATGCTAGTTTTTCTTTTTCCATTTCGTTTACTTTTTGCTCTTTAATAATTTGCGATGCTAATTTTTGTTCGTCTAAATTTAATTTTTGCATTTTAACGACATTGTCAGCTTCTAGTTTTTTGTTTTTAAAGTCCATGTCTGCCATTGCTTTTTGTTTTTGTAATTCTATTTGTTGTGCAGCAAGTTGCAGAGCCGGATCTTGTTTTTGTTCTTTCGGTGGCTGTGGAGTTTGTGTCTCTGGATTAATAAAGAACTGACTTGCATCCTTATAACCACTATTTTGTAAATACTTTTCTAATGTATTGTAAATAGTTTGTGGTGTAACCATGCCCATTCCACCTTGTGAAATCATTTTTTCTTGTACGTTTAAAACTTGTTGTAATACTTGTAGTCGTTGGTCTTGATTACCTGTACCTAATCCTACTTGTACTGTTACATCGTATCTGTTTGACCATTCACGAGGATTCATTGATACAAAATCTCCTCTTAGTTTAACAATACGTTCTTGATCTTGGTATTCACACACTACTTGTAAAATATTTTTAAAGATATCTTTGACTCCTTCGGCAAAACATCGTGCAATTAATTCTATGCGTTGCGTAGAAGCATTCATCATCTGATTTACCGAAGTCGCTGTTGTATGTGACTTGTTAATCGTATCTGGATTTAAACCCATTTGTTGTTTCGGTACTCCAGAACGTTGTTCTTTTAATTCTTCTATCTTGCCAAGCATTGCCAAACCATCATTGAGGAAGTTTGGAGTCTGCATTGGGGTAACTGCATTAGGCGATTTTACTCTAACGATACCACCACTTCTTGCTGTTAATAAATCATCCAAGTTCGCTTGACCATCAACAACAATTGTTCTTGCGTTGTTTTGAAAATACATATTATCAAGTGTATTTCGCAACACAGCAGTTTTTACTTGCTGTAAATCAGCTAATAAATCATAAAAAGACAAACCAAAGAAACGAAAAGGCATTGGAATTCCAACACACATTGCAAATGGTATCATCGAGATCTCTTCGTTCTCTAAAATTGTATAATTATTATATCCACTACCACCGACAGTAATTTTTCGTAACTCAGCAATGCCATCATTATCCATATCGGCTTTCATGTAGCATTCTGTGATCTGAACAACACGCAAAGCAGGATCAACAACACTAGCATCCATGCCAGTTGTGTCATCATCGTAACTTCTACGAACAATAGCTTCAGTATTGTAGATTTGTTCTTCGGAAGTAGGTAAACTTTCGACTAATTTTCTGTCATAACCCATGTCAATCAGTTCAGACACAGTTTTCATCACTCGTTGTGCAATAAAATCACAATCTTTTAGTGATGTTGCTCGTTTAGAGACTAAAATTTCCTCAGGTGGTACAGCATCTATCTGTACTCGACCATAATCTTTGTTTCTTTTGACCTCTACGTCATAAAAAGTTGTTTCATTTTCTATAACTTCATCAACACCAACGATTTCTACCTCATCATCAATGAGTAATGCCTGGTATTGCATTTCGTTTAAGTGTTCGTAGTTCTCTTTTTTCTGTTCAATAGACTTTTTCCAATACACTTTACAAAAACCATTCTTTTGAAGAAGAGCAGTCTTGAACATGGAGTGCAAAATAGCAAAACCATTGTTGTCTTTTGTAAATATATGGTTGCAGTAGTCTGTTACTTGCTCTGCATATGGCACATCTTCCGGTTGGGATGGCTCAAAATTAACCATCTTGTCCGATTGGCTAAACATACGCATCAAGCTAGGGAGGATAGCTTCAATTGTTTCTAATAAATCTTGGCTCACAACACTTGATCTGCCTTCTACTTCATTGCCTAGTGGCTCTCCTAAATAATATTTAAGAGCTTCTTTTCGTTGTGTTGCTAAATCACTTGAATAAAATCCAAGAGAGTTTTGTATCTCCTGTGATATTAATGAAAGTAATTTTGTTTTTGTTAATTTTGCCATTCGTTAAATTATTCCTAAATTTTTGTATTGTATTTCAGTATTCCATTCACTTGACTGATTGTTGCCTACGGCAAAGTACCTGAAAGCATCTGCACTATGCGAAGTCCAGTCGTGTACTGGTTTATTTTTTAACTCTCCTTTTTCGGTGGTTGCCCATCGGTATTGTCTAAGAGCATCAAGTCCATGTTTTGTTTTTTCGTGATCCCACCAACAACGAGACAAGATCATCCGGACAGCATTAATCCCATCCTCAATACTCAGC